GCCGCAAAATCTAGCATCATAGCGTTAAGGTAAAAAACGCCAACACTGGCGTCATAAGATTCGATAGGCGTTTCTGCTGGAGAAACAACAATCTCTCTAAGGGCGTCTTGTACTACGTTGTAAGCCGTTTCCACTATCTGCCGCCTTTTTCTTTTTGCGCTTAACTTCCCATTTTTGGGATTCTGCAAGCTTTTTCATTTCTACCGTATCAGCTAATTCAATTTCTGAGCCGGATGGTCGAATATAAATAGACATATATCACCAAAAAAAGGGGGGTTTTTACACCCCCATAATATTAAGACCCGTACAATTGACCGGCAAAGAATGGATTCATTACACCGTAAGCTGGACGGAAATCAAATCTAACCATCTGCTTATTCTCTCGGAAGCTAACACCCTTCGATACGCGGAACTGCAAACCATCTTCTGTAGTTGCAACTGTATCAGTAGAGTAAAGCTTCTTAATTGGAACCGATCCAATCGAGAAAGCTTCTTTATGCCAGAATAGATTCGGCTGAATCAATGTAGCAGCAGCTCCACCAAGCGTAACCACATCACCAGACAATGGCGATTGAGACACAGTATTGTATGCGCCAGCAGCTTCGAATATTGCAGGACCGGTAACTGTTAGGTTCCCAGCTCCAGCACCGCTAAGTGTTACCGTTTCTGTAACTGTGCCAGTCCAAAGAACAGCCGCACCAGTATCATCAACAATTTGTTGACGAGTAGACAGGTTAAGACGGTTAATTGCACCAGATGCCGCTGTAATAGTTACAGTTTCGCCAGCAGAAACAACAAGGTTAGCTTGTAACGCGGTAACAGCTAAAACCTGAGTCATAGTGTCCTTAGCGTTAACATAGGTAACAATGGGGGTAGCGGTTAAAGTACCAGCTCTATCTGCACCAGCACCAGTAGTATAACTAGCTAATGTGGATGCGGTAAGAACTTTCATTCCTGCGAAGTTTTCAGTAATGGTAGCCTTCTGGTTAGCGGTCATTGCCGCAGTCTCGCCGCCCAAAGAGCGTTGATCACTGGCCAACTTACGCTGAACATAAGGATTAACCGCTGCACACCAAGGAGAATCCATGGGGACGCCGGTTGATTGCATTACTGCACCAGCTTCACCTACTTGATCCCATGTGGTTAATGCTGTACCAACAGTACCGGCAAGCAATGCAGTGTTTTTCATCATAAAGCCAGCAAAATCTAGCTCCATGTCAGTCTTGATTCGTGTTGCCATCGGGGCCAACAACTGATCGATCTGATCCATTTTTATCGCTTCATCAGCTTCAGAAAACTCAACTTCTGCTGTGAAATAATCCTGAACGACACCGGACGCCTTACCTGTAATGATATCGCTTGCAGTAGTTGCAGAAACATCACCATCTGGTGTTCGGTTAGTCTTGTAATCAGTGGGGCGCTTAAAGTCAACAGTATCGCCCGTTGAAGGGTCAAACTTGCCTGAAAGCAATTGCGTGTTTACGTTTTTACTTAGGACTCGTTCATTGTCGAACTTTTCTAAAAAAACGCGCGCTAGTTTACGTGTAAAGTTACTATCAAAATCGTTAGCCATGAGCGACTACTCCTTATTCAAATGTAGCGCCCTTTGGTCCCCTTTCTTTTTGCGGGGATGCCCTGCCATCTAAACGAGTGGCGGGGCTTGGGGCGTTACTTGGTTTTGGTTTAAGAGATAACGCTTTAGATTTAACTTCCGCTAACATCAAACCAGCTTTTACAGGAGAAGCATTGACGATATCATATAAGTCTAACGGATTAGCAGCTAAGTACTGCACCATTAGTGGCCCACTTGAATCTTCAAGCAAAGTCATGGCTAGCTCAGGCGTAACACCGTACTCAATAACGGTATCCTGTGCAGTGGATAATTGCTCGCTATCCACACCTAACTTCTTACTATTCTCTAAAAACTGTTTCTGTAATGTTTGCGAACGCTCATAATCTGCACGCTCCCTCTCTTGTTGCTGTCGAGCTGTGGTTTCTCTGCGCTGCTCTTGAATAGAATCATTCTTAGCTTTACGTAGTATCGCCTCATCTCTATCCCTTATCTTCTGCTCATAATCATCGTCATAAGCATCTGGTATGGGTGGAATAGATACATTTTCAGGTTCAGCACTCTCGTACCGCTTCCTTAACGCTTCCGCCTCCTTCCGAGCTTCATCTCGCTCACGTTCGGCCTGTCTTTGGGCGAATGTTTGCTTGTTGATTTTCTTCTGGAACCATTCCGGCGTACTTGTATCTTCTCCTGTATTTTCTTTACCCTCTTCAGGGCTATCAGGGGCTAAATCTGAACTTTCGACTTCTTTGGTTTCGTTTGACTCTTCAACCTGAGCTTCTTGCTCGATATCATCTTCAAAGGTAATTCCGCTGTCGTCGCTTTGTAGCTCACTCATAGTTGTAATCTCTTAATGCCGTGAATATGGTCACGTACCATATGTCTATTATCACATAAACAAAAACTATTGCAAACTTATAACTTATAGCTTACTTAAATCTTCCGCCTTATCCTGCGTGTCATCAATGATATCCACCTGCTGAGAGTAAGTCTCGACTAACTCAGGACTTACTATTGCATCAGCGCCCATAGCAGTCTTTAAGGCGTTCAATGTGTCAGCCTGAACCTTAAGCATCTCAAACACTTGCATCTGCCCCTTCATGCCAGCTTCGATAACAGCGTTTTGCTGCTTAACTTGCTCAGATTGTTGTTTCATCATCAAACTAAGCTCTTCCATCTGCAGTTTTTCAGACTTATTTTGTGCGTCAAGCAAGTCTTTTTGCTCTTTAATCCTAAGCTCTTCCTGCTTTAATTGCGCTCTAGCCATTACATCTTGGGTCTCAGCCTGAACCCTAGCTATTTCAGCGTTTGCAATCTTATCCTGCGCTGACGGCTCTTTCTCTTGGGTTTGCGCTTGCTGCATTTCATTCTTTTCTTCCTCTGTCATTTGAGACGGTGGAATAACGCCAGACTGTAATAACTGCCTGCGGACTCTTTCAGCGGCTAAATCAACGCCTGGGGCCGCAATGTTTTTAAGTTGTATGTCTGCAGTAATCTCAGCGAGACCGGGTATAACCCTAGATAACTCATTAAGCGCCGCTACAGTCTCCTGCTGGCGATTCTTGAACGCTGGGCCAACATCACACACTACATCATACTTACCTTGTGACAAGTCATTTAACTTAACTTCAGTGCGGGTTTGCATATCCATAACTGTTTTGTTGATATCGATAAGCTCATAGCTGCCATCCTCATTGATAATGCGCTTTTGTGCTGTCGAGTCATAAAGAAGCGGAATAGATTCAATTAAAACTCTAGCTGTTGCGCATATAGCAATCTCCTGAGCTTTAAAGTATTTTATCGTGCCAGTATCAGACCGAGAATTAAGCGCATCAATAGCAACACCCGAAAGCGTCTTGTCTATATCGCCGTTCTGAAGAGGGGCGCGTGCCGAACTTGTAGATATGTCATCAAGTGAATTTTGTGTCGCTTGCTGTAGGCCGGGCGATATTGAGGGGCCGCCTGTTCGTATTGGTGGGCCAGGGTTTTCCATATCTGGAGTAAATAGATACACCCTTTGAGGGCTAACGCTCATGTTCTCCGCTGCCATCCGGTCATTCGGGTTTGATAGCTGCTTGCGGCTTGCCCATGTTACATCTGGAGGCGATAAAGCCACGTCCTCTATCTCTCTAGAACGCGTATAATTATAAGCACGCTGGGCGTCCATAAGCTTCTCAATAGCGCCGCGATAAATAACCTTTCCCTCTCTAACCTTAAAATTGCCATAGGTAGGAATTATTGGAAGGCTTTTAAATACAGTCAACTCTGGATCAGTTAAGAAATCGCTAGCATCAAATAAGCGACTGTAAACCCTAACGCCTTTTTTATTCTTGCGCCGCTTTTCTGTAATACCTTGTTCTGCAAGCTCATCAACAACTTTATCGTATTCGTCATTAACCTCATAAACGGAGCCGTCACTCATTTGCGCGATCTCTTTCATCTCATCATCTTTATAAATCACACGGCCAACAGTGATAAACTCCGGCTTATTCTCATAAGATGACCAAGGCTTATCATCGCCAATTGACATTTTACTCCCATCGGGAAATCTTTCCTCATACTCGTCTGGCGTTATATCCTCAAGCACAAATACAAAGCGAGCATCTCGCATATCTTGCTGAATAGCTCCAGAATCAAACCAAACCCTATCCTCAAATCCGGGTATCCACTTGATCATAAAATCTTGATCGAACGAATCACCATCAACATAATCAACTACAATTTCCCAGCCGCCAATACCGGCTGCAACCATTTCGCGGCCAGCCTGATTATATACATGGGTGGAATTGCTGATAGCCTCAATATTGCGGATCAAACCATCATACTTGGCTGACAATTCTTTGCTTGCGCCACCTCCGATAGGTCGAACCTTGATATCAAAATCAGCCCCCTCCATCTCTCCCGCGATACCATCGACAACAGGATTGCATTTGTCGAATGTGTAACGAGGCCGCCCACTCATGCGCTGTATTATTTGAGGCTCCCATTGGCCATCCCGCTTATCAAGAAAGTCGTGGGCCTCTCTAGCAAACTCACGATTGTCTGTCTCAGCCTCCTGTGAAGCTTTAAGTTGTGCGTTTACTTCTTTAATATCTTTATAATCGATCATATCATTACCATAATGATTTATAGTTCATTTCATAGTCAGATTCTATCATGCTAGGGGTATACATAGTCATCATTAATGAGTCTGCCATATTCGGGCTTGCTATACCCGCTGCCTTCATATCTATCTTGCTTTTAATTTGTATTAATCCGTTATTGTTTGGCTTTTTCGGTATCCTGCAAACCTCCGCCCTTAGCTGGTCAATATCTCTTATCGATGATGATAAGCTAATCATTAAATCAGGATCAACATATTCACCCTTTTCTACAGCTCTATAAGTAGCATAAAACCTATCTCTTAAGGCCCAGTAGTATTGAGCACGCCTATTTTTAAACGTGTCCTTGTTTGATCTGTCGCCATCTTGATAGCGCTCTGCTGGCCTCTCAGCCTGTTCGCTACCCTTAAACATTATCTCTTCAATCTTTTTGCCGCTGAACGCTTGTGACACCTGTCTTTTTAGACTAACGCCGAGGCCATCACAATCCCACACAAAATAATCAACACTATCTTTAATCGCCATGGCAGTCGCCCAATCGCAACCGTCATTAACATCCCCATCATCACTATCACAAACATCAATAACGACAGAGCCTTGGCGTACTGCGTAACCCTTAGCGTCACCCCCTTCATCACTCGGATCAAAGGATGAGATT